ATCGAATGCCGTCGCAGTCGCCGCATCCATCGCGTCGATCTCTGCCCGGCGGCGCTCCCAGAACAGGAAGAGGTGGCGAGCCAGAAGCTGCTTTGCGTTCGGCTCGCCGAGCATGTTCCATGCATCGACGATGAACCGTAAATTGTTCTCGTCGCCCCAGCTTGGAACCTGCGCGCCGATCCGGCCAAGGGCCTCCTTGCGAAAGATCTGTCGGGCAGCATCCCGCGCGCTGTCCAGCCCGTTGGCGCGCTCTTCGCCCTCCAGCGCATCTTGTTCGGCCTGCGGCATTTCGAGGACAGCGTCTGTCGCGATGCTCCGATAACGCTTTCCCTCCTCGCGTCCGCCCGGCTTCTCTATCAAATGCCCGTATGACGAAGAAATAGTTCCTGTCTGGTCTACGGCGTAGACGATTTCGGTCATGTTTGGTTCACCCCCCAGGACGTAACGAGCATCTTATTGACATTGCCGGTTTCCATATAAAACCGCAGGCCGTCCACAACCCCGGTCGCGCCGTCCCATCGCCCAGCCCCGGCACATACTGCTGCGTCGGCCCCGCCCTCAGTATAGGAGCCTTGCCATGTGGCGTTTTTACTCCCATCCCCGTTTGGGTTCGCAAGGCGAAATGCGAAGGTATTTCGACTCGTGGTTGTGGTGGCAATTTTAGGATCGTCGCCAGCGGGCGCAGTGAGGCAGAAGGAACTGGCGTTATATACATTGCCGGTTGAGAGGGGCGTGCCCGTCGCCCCGCCGTAGCCCATAATTGCTGCATCATAGGTGGCTCCCGTCTGGAACGTGCTGGAAATCCTAATTCTGCAACGAAGATGCGAAGCGGTTGCGGGGACAAGGTCTGCAATCTGGACATCGATGAAGTCATAGTTGCTCCATGTCCCAGTCGTCAAATCTACTGTCGCCACCCCAGACGAGATGACCTGCCGCTCCAGAAAAGTCCTCGAGGCGCCGCCTCCAGCCAAGCCGGTGCCGTCCGCCCGCGTATAGCCCACCACGATGACCGTATTGGCGGCCGTGGCGAATGCGGTTAGCCGGTCGCCTGCGGCAGTGGTGATGTTGGCGGCGGTCGGCAGGAGCAGGCTCGCGCCATGGGTCAACGTTAGGATGCCGTCGAATTGCAGCATGAAGTAGCTGCCCGCCGCGACCGTCATGCTTGCAACGGTGGTCGTGCCGGTAACATCGAAGTAATTGCCGTCCGTTCCGAGGACCAGGGCGGTCGCCGAAGAGCGATCCGCACCCTTCGCTGTCACAAAGCCTGCCCCGAAGGTCTGAACCCCGGTGAAGGTATTGGCACCCAGCACCGCGATGCCAGCGCCAGATAGCGAGGTAGCCCCCGTGCCGCCGTTGGTGAGAGGAAGGGTGCCTGTGACTTTACTGGCTAGGTCGATGCTACCCGCCAGCATAGCATTCGTGACGGTGGACCACGCTGGGTCAGTACCGTCTGTCGTCAGAACCGTGTTGGCGCTGCCAACGGCAAATCTGACAGCCTCGCTCGCGCTCCTCGTAACGATATCGCCGCGCGTTGTGAGGAGGCCGCCGATCGCTGGCCCAGCGGGCCCGGTGGACCCGGTGGAACCGGTGTCGCCCGTCGAGCCCTTGTCGCCTGTCCGTGAGAACATAGCGCGGATGCTGTCGCCATTTCCAAACGTGCCGTTGGAGTCGATATGCGTCACCGCAAGCTGAACAAATCCGCTGCTGTCCGTTAGGCCGGTAATGTGAAACACAGCGTAATTTGCCGGTGTCCCCGGCTCGACTAAGCGTAGCCACCCCTTAATGGTCGAGGTGCTGTCGTCCCAGCTTTTTAGCCAATCCTCTATGTTTGGATTTCCGGCGTCGGCGGTTTGGTCATCTATGGCAATCGCGGAAACACTGGCGACGGTGGCGTGATTGTAACGTAGAATGCCGGCGCCGGGGTCAGCCATACTCGTGCTAGTTGAGAATGCGTATTTTGGATTGGCGGCGGAGGCTTCGCCCGCCGCGGAGACTGCCGACGCTGCGGCGGCAGCGGCTTCCGCTTCTGCCGCGCTGATCTGCGCCGCAGTGGGACCAGTCGTGTACCCAGTCCCCCCAGCGTTTACTATGAGGGCGGTGTCCGCGACCAGAGTGAGCGGCAGCTCTATCTCCGTCAGAGCGGACGAAACAGGAAACCGGGGCATACGGTTGAGGAGCTCGACTTTGTCCTGAGACAGTTGCGTCAGCTTATCATACGCGCCCTCAAGCACCTCGGGCTGCACGCCACCCCGGTTGGCAAGATCCACCTCTTGCGTCTGCGGGACGGCCCTGCTGAAGGTAACCTGCTCGCCGGTTGCTGGCGCGACCACCATCGTGATGTTGCCGCCGGTGGCCGCTCCGACGCCAGACACCGTGTAGTCCGTCGTCAACGTCTCGACAGTCTCGACGTTGCTGGCGTTCTTCAGGGTGACCACGACGTGGCTCTGAGCCAGTATGCGGAAGTCGTAGGCGAACACAGTCGTGGACCCGTTGCCGTTGTAAGGGCCAGTCCGCGCCGTCTGGTTAGGTACTGTCATGTCTCAGCCTCCGGTACACATTTTGTACATCAAATCAATGCCTCTATCTAGTCTTCTCGACGCGCGGATCGGTCCTTCTTGTAGCCGCGAACCAGGTCATGCCAACGCCAGTTGTCCGCTTCGTCGTACATGGCGGCCAGCCCCGAGAAGGTTCTGTTGAGCTGTACCGCCGGCACTCTCCCGGTAATGGCGCCAGCCAGTAGAACGTACTTGGCGTACCGGCGGGCTATATCAGCGTACTGCGCATCCGGCTCTTCGTTTCCGAACTCATCGATAACTTTCTCAAGGCCCGCCAGAGACTTGCTTGCAGCATCAAAGCCGATCGTGCCGGCCCCACCACTGTAGCCGTAGCCGCTAGCCAACCCGGACGCAATGTCCCGAACGACGGGGATGGTACCGAGAGCCGTCGCCACGGCATCTTTAGCGATCCAGTCCAGCATATCCTGCTTCTTTTCGTCCTTCTCATCCCAGTCTGGCAGGTCTCCCCTGATCAGGCCGGATGCTAGAGACTGCAGGGCCAGCAACACAAACAAGCGTGTGGCTGCTCTACTTGTCGAGGCCACGGGAGTGCTCATCACGTTCTGAGAGAACTCCACCCCGACACTGCGCAGGACTGCGTATAGAGCGGAGAAGAAGGTGTAGAACATGGTCAGCCCCTTCACTACACCCTTCTGCCGCTGGATAGCCGACAGATCCTTCAATCCGCCGGAAGACTGGCTGAGACGCACAACGCGGTCGGCGTATTTAATAGCCGCATCGGTGTCGCCTTTAGCCACACCCTCAACAATTCCGCGCAAAGCGCGGTTGTACCCGGCTGTCCATACAGGGATATCCACCGTGTAAAACTGCACCTCTGCGATTGCCTGCATGGAGAACCGCTGCACGCTTGTTACCGGGCCCTCTTTTGAGGACAGGCGCTTGAGCACATTGGAGACTTCCCGGTCCATACTCTTCCGCCGGCCCCGCATTTCGCCAGATATACTGATCACAAACTGTACATGGCTGGGGCTAAAAGCAGCGGCGACACCAGCAGCGATGTCTTTCTGCGCTACTACAATGCCGGCTGGGCCGTACCCGCTGTCCGCGAGGAGGCGGTCCTGCCCGTTGAAAAGACCCAGCGTCTGCATGGCCAGTGTGCTGTATGAGAAGCCGAGGACTGCGACAGTCGTGTTGGTGTATATATGCTGGATAGCTTTCTGCCACCAACCAACCGGCGGGCTGTCGTTTCCGTTTGAAGCGAGGGCGGCCACCCACTTCGTAAGCTCGTCCGTGTACGCTATACCGACCTTGTTCTCCAACTCGGCTCGAATATCCCGGTCACCAAGTATCTTGTTTGCATTCCTCACGGCCTCGTAGTGCGTGATGAAGTGGATGGTGTTGTCAAAACCAGTAGCCATCCGGCTGATGTCTAGGTCCACAGGTGCGGCGTATCCCGTTCTGGCCTTAGTCATGGAGCTGTTGATACTGGCCCGCCCCGTGTCGCCCTGCATAAGCTCCAGCGCCGTCTTTTGCTGCAGGTCAACGGCAACGCCGGCGATAGTGCGATCGTACATCATCGGGAAGTAGCCGCCCGTGATGTCTCCGAACTTAGTTGTGACAGTGCGCGGCTCTACCCTGTCCGGGGAGATCCCGTGCTCTCTGCGGTAGATGCCCTCTACCGTGGGGTACAATTTCTCGGCGTGCTTCCAGACGGCCCTAACAAGGTTCCACTCCTGCTCAGTCAGGTTATCGAGAGCGGCGTCAATCAACTCTTCGTTAACGTTCCACCCGGCTCCCTTGACTTTGGTCTTAACGTCGCCCGCCATACCCCGAATGAACTTGTCTAGGTTGCTCTCGTTGCCGACGTTGATGGCCATCATAATCAGATTGCCGCGATTGAACCGCATCCCCGGCTTACCGAGATCGCCGACGTCGACTGGCTTACCGAAGCTGCGCCGAACCTCCGTCGGAAGATCAGCTATCAGAGCTCCGATGAGCTTCGAGACCTCCTCCTGAAGGATATACTTGTCTGCGGCGGCCTTATTGAACGGCTCGTAGATAGTCTGGTGCCACGGCCCAAGGGCGCGCCCGTCGAGCGACTCGAGGAGGAACTCGACTTTAAGAAGTTGGGCGTCGAACAGCGCCGCTCCAGCGGCAGCAGAATATCTAATACGGTCATCTATCCGAAGACTGTCTGGTGAAGCTGCCTTGCCGCGCAGGCGAGACACCCTGGACTGCTTCATGCCGTCGAGCACGGCCAGAAGCTCCGCCTTGGACTCGGCACGACTAAGCTCGTCGTCGCCTCGACGCACTTTGTTTGCCGCCCTACCCTGCTGCTCATAGCGCTTTATGGTGTCGTGAAGGTTTATGAACTGGCGGTAGCTAATTTCACTGACCGTGTTAGCTGTGTCGCCCGTGGGATTAACCAGCCAGTCAGGGACGTCGAGTATGGAGCCGTCAGCTTTCTCCCGCTCAACGATAAACTCCTGCAGCGCGATGATCTCGTTGGCTCGGCTCTGTTTGCCGGCAGCGCCGCGGCCAAAATTTACGGCGGCAAGGATGCGGAGAATGTTGTCTACATACTCGGCCTCGATGCTGGGGAACTTCTTGCCCTTCTTCGTAAACTTCCGCATATAGCGGGATTTCTTCTCAATAGCTGCCTGGGCCTTCAAGGCCTCGGCGGCCATGTAGTGATTGACGAGGCGCTGGAACTGGTGACGGTAAGCTGAGACCCTATCCCCACGCTTCAGTGCGTCGCCGGCCAAGTCGGCGTGGCGTTTCTCGGCGGCAAGAAAGCGGTAGGGCCGGACCTGACCGCTGGGCATCTCCAGCAGACGGTCCCGGGCGTAAGCTCGGACAAAGGCCTGCTTGAAGGCTGGCTCAGATGTACGGAGCGCCGTGAGTTCAGCGGCTAGAACCCGCGCCGTCCTCTCACTGTGCGCGCTGGCAAGCGCCGCGGCCTCTCCTCCGCCTTCTATTGATCCGTGCTCCTCCTCCATCTTGGCGTCGATAGCTTGTTCTACGGCCTGACCGTAAGGCTGCCTGCCGACAAGGTCGAGGATCATGGCGTCGACGTCGTCGTACCCAAACGCCTGTGCGACAACGCCCGGAGACAGGCCGCCTTCCTCGTATACTGCCTTACTGTCAACGCGGGGGATGTCCGCCAGCGAGAAGCCCTCTGACTCAAGAATCTCCTTGAGAGTGGCTCGGTCCATGCGGTTTACCGCCTCTCCCTCGGGTAGCGTAGACCCGTCGGCGAGGCCTTGGTTGGTGAGGGCGTACAGCAGGCGGTACGCCGGCTCTGCTGCGACCTCTTGCGAAGCCTCTCCGCGCAGCGTCTCGCGCTCCTCCTTCCACCAGGCAGTGCGCTCCCGCCGCAGCTCCTTGATATGCTTGGCTAGCTGGCTCGCACGTCGGTCGTCTTTAGCCTCAGCAATCTGCTTCTGGTAGGCAGCAAACTGCGTCGGCGTCATACCGGCCTGCTCTGCAGTGCTGTACAGGGCGGCGAGCTTGTACTGCCCCTCGATCATAGCGATCTCCTCGTCGGAGGCGAGCATACGATCGACAACTGCGGTCACTTCTGCGGAGAATTGGACGTCTAGCTTGGAGCCGGCGAGCTTCGTGTAGACAGACATGACCCAGACTTTGAACGCCGAGAAGGCGGCAGCCAAGGACAGGCTCGGAGCGCGTCCTGTGGCAAAGTAATTTTCGACGCCCCGAGCAAACTGCTCGTGCATGGCGACGCTCAGGTAGCGGCTAGGCCCTGAGCCGCGCAGCTCGCCGGATCTCGCGTAAGCAGAAACCTGAGCCTCGGTCATCTGCTGCAGGGCGGCGACGCTGTCCTTGTCCTTATCCTTCTTGGCGCGCCTGACAGCCTCCTCGCGCAGCTCTAGAGGGCGACTGGCCCACCAATCAGTAACGACCTTGAAGTCTCGCTGGAAGCGACCGCCCACGGCGAGAGCGTCTCCCTTTAGCTGCTCAAGCCAGAAGTGGCCGCTCTCGTGCAGGAAGGTAGTCGCATCGGCCTTCTCAAATATCTGGAGCAGGTTGACCGGGTCACCGTCCTGATCGTTGATTAAGTCTGAGGGGGTAAATCCGCCTCTGGGGCCGGCTGCTCCACGCTGCTGCTCGAAGGCTGTGGTTCCGCCTCGCTCGTACTGGTCGATGGCTGCGGCGAGCTCGCGGGACGCTTGAACCCTGACATCACGATACCGCTGCCGAGCCACTCCCGCACTTCCTGCGGGGTCATTTCTGTCACTGGCATAGTCGTAGTCCTTCTTCTCGGGGAAGGCCGCCTGTAGCCGAGCGGCCTTAACAGCATATTCTGACGCAAGCGCAACATCAACAGCGTCTGCGAAACTACGCGGATCAACACCCTCCGCCAAGATCAGGGTCATCTGACCTTCTATCGTGGACTGACCGCCGATCGGTGGGAAACCCTCGATGCCACGCAGGGTCTGGTAGATCGCGTCGATCTCCTGCAGACTCTTGTCGCCGATCTGGATACGAACCGCCCCCGCCTCGAACGACCCCTCAAAAGCGTCGGCTGACAGGGCGACCATACTATCTTGAGACAGCACAAAGCCTACGGCATTAGCGACAGCAGCGGGGTCGCCGGAGGTCAGGCGTAGAGAGAACGACGGGTTGGTGTCGTCTTGGTAGCTACCGATTTGAGGAGATACTGAACCTTCAGCTCCCGCTGCTTCTAAGACAGAGGGTAGGACACTCTTCGATACGGTGTCGCTGATTGCGAGCTGCGCTGCGGGGGGAAGGGCGTTCCACCGGGCGGATAACTCTACATTATTAGGGTCCGGGGCGACCTCAAATATAACGTCGCCGACGAAGTCTACTTCTTGGAAGAGCTCTCGTCCTTCGCCCGCAGGTTCCGAGCCAACCTGCCCAGCCCCGCGTATGTCTCCGGGTTCGACCAGTCGAGCATCTTGTCCAGCGACGGCTCGCTGTCCAGATCCTCCTGCTCCATCTCCCGCAATTCCTTCGACTTCATATCCTTGGCTCCTAAATATTCGCGCAAACGCGGTGTCATAACTTTCGTTCAGGGCGCTGGCGGTGACGATGGGTACACCATTGTCGTCCACCTCCAGTCTGTCGCGCAGGGCACCCCACAGCTCCTTCTCAGGATACCACAACAGAGCCTGCATGTCAGCCGTGGTGACATCGGTGCCCCGCTCGGAGAGGATCTCGATAGCTCTGGCCCCGGCGGCCTCCACCTGCTTGCGCTGGGTGCCGTTGGTGATCTGGTCCAGCGGGGTGGCTAGGTTGGCCCTGATTGCCTTCGCTGCGCGAGCCCATGTCGGCTGAAGCTCATCCGGGATGCTGCCCTTATCGTACTTCTTCTGCAGAGACTTGTATTCGACAGCCCACGCCTTGAGGAGCCGCTTGGAGTAGGCGAGGAGAGCGGCGTCGGTTCTTCCGTACTCTGCCTTCCACACCTCGGGTGCCTTGAGGCCCGCCAGATCCGATAGGAGGGCCTCGCCATCCCGCACTACCTTGTTGAGGCGGCGGGTCTCTGCGTCGAAGTCCTTCTTGGTCTGGTTCGTGGTCTCGGCTTGGCCCGTATGATCGGCCTGCGCAGCCAGAGCGGTGTCGAGTTCAGCGCGGGCGATATCGATGAGATCTGCTGAGCCCTGCTTTTTCGATCGGGACTTAGCGACCGCAGCCTTGAGGCGGCGACGCTGAGCGGGGATAGCCGAGGGTAGGCCGATACTCTTACCAGTGAGACGACCCCAGGTGCGGCGCATCCACAGATCAATTGTCAGGGGATCGAAGTTGCCGTTGAGGTTCTGCCAGAAGCCGTTGCCTATCTTCGGGCCGAGGGTCGAAGAGCCGTAAACCACGACATCCATCGCCGTGTTGCCGGGGGGGCTGTAGGGGATACCCGCAGCCTTCATATCTACGACCCACTCCTTGACGGTCTTCTTCTGGCGGAATAGGGCGTCTAGGTTGGCCAGTTTTTCTTGCGGGGTCGCTCCGTCCATAGCGGCCAGCATCGGCTTGAACTTTTTGAAGTTCTTGGCCATCGCGGCTTGCTTGTCGCCTGTGCCCCACGCCCCCTTCATGGAGTAGTCACCCGCCTTTACCATCTCCACCATTTCGGAGAAGGCTGCATCGGCAGCGGCACTGTTTTTAGATACGTCGAGGTTCTGGGACGTTACCGCCATAATGTAGGTGAACGCGAACCGTGCGTTGCTCGACGTACCGAAACCTGCTGCCTCGGCGGCGGCGTCGTCGGTGAGCATCGGGTACTTGATAGACGCGGTGGTTATCGCCTTGAGGACGGCACCTGAGTACCAGTCGGCGGCGTTGCCTGTGCTTTCGAGGGCGAGCTGCACCTCCGCAGCCATCATCCGCCCGAGCTGGTCCAGTTGCTCCGTGGAGAGGGTCGCCGTGAAGTCGGTGATGGCATCACCCTCGAACTGCGCCTCCAGCCACTTCGCTGCGTTCTCGTTGCTCGCCAGCCGCCTGGTCGGCAGAGCGCCGGCGCGGTAGATCGGGTTGACGCGGGCGGCCTCTTCCTCGGTAAGGCCGAGGGACGCTGGGTCTTGGACGGTGGCACGGGCCTGCTCTAACGCACCGTCAGGAGCGTCTTGGTACAGGATGTTGTCGTCGGAACTCGGCCGGCGGCGGCCCATCTCGGATCGAGCCGCAGTTAGGTCGCGTTTGGCCTGCTCGTAACCGCCTTGCCCTGTTGCGCCCTCCGCCTCAAAAGCGGCTATTCTTTCAAGCCTGTTTGCCTCAAGGGAGGCCAGCTCGGGGTCCGAGAGGTCGCTTATGCGAGGCGCGTTGGGCAGGCCCTCCACCACAAAGTCGGAGCTAAGTGGATCAGATACCTCGAGCTCACTTCCAAGCAGCAACTCTTCGCCGTTTGGCAACCGAACAATGACGCCCCCCGCCTCGCTTCGCGCGACGACCTCAAGGTTCTGCTGGTTACCCTCGGAGTCAAATACGGCAATCTGCCCCTCTGGCGCAGCCTCTCGTGTAGGGGTGGTGGCCGCGGGTTGTCCACCTAAAATCTGCAGGTTATCGGCCTCAAACAGCGCAGCAGCGTCTACTGGCCTGCCGGTCTCCTCGGTCATCCTGATGGCGCGAGTAGCGTAACGCTGCGCGGTGAGCAAGCCGAACAGGCGGCTTTTGTTGGCGTCATACTTACCAGTAGCTTCAAGCTGCCCTGCTACCTGATCTTGGATCTGAGCCATATCGGTGTTGAGCTTAGTCAGCGAGGCGTCGTCCAGGTTTGGAGCGAGCTTATTCCGTGTGCGCTCCTCTAGCTGCTGCTGGATCTGGTCACCAATACCGGCGTCGACATACTCACGAGCCTCGGACGGTGTCATGCCGTTGGCCTCAAACGCCGTGTGCTCGATGAGGGCGTCGAAGCCGTCCTTCCCCAGAATGTGGCGGACAAACGTGGCGGCGGATACCTCGACAGCGCCGCCCTCTGCGGCTAGGCGCTTTACGTCTTCGGGGTCCAGGCCGAGCGTCTGAGCGGTTTCTGCGCCCTGCTCGAATAGCGGACCGGCAGCGATGTAGACAGTATCGACACCCTCGCTGGCGAGCTTCTCTCCTAGAACGCTGGCGACCGTGTCCAGTTTTACCAGCGGGATACCCGCGATCAAGCCTTTCAGATTGGTGGCTCCTTTGAGCCACTGCTCGGCCTTGCGTGCGTCCGCGGCGCGCTTGGCGTCATGGGCACCCGCTGTGTAGCCCTCAATAAGGGTGGTGGGGACACCCATACCCGCGCTGAGGGTCGACTCCAGCACGGCTTGCCGTATATCGAGTTCCCCTGTAGCTTGAAAGCCGGCAAAGCCCTCGCCAACACCCTCAAAAACGGTATTAAAAGTGGTTCGCTCAGCAAGTTGGAGGGTCAGGGATCTGGCTTTGAAGAAGGTGCCTCCGCGTAAATACCCGAGGGTAGCGAGCTGCACCCCGGCGATAGCCGCCCCCCGCTCCCGTCCGTAGGTTACCCAAAGCCTCTGCGCGTCTGGATCTCGCATGAAAAGCTGCACACCGACGGGGGTGTTTAGATCTATGCCAGTCTTCTTCTTCAAGAACGCGAAACGCTCTTCGTCTGCACGAAGATTCTCCGCTTGAAATTGACCGAACGTGCCGACCGTCATACCCGCGCGCGCGCCGAAAAGGCGCGTTGCTGCGGCGCTGGCCCCCAGAATCGGAGCATTACGCGCAAACATCTCAGCCGCCGCCGCAAAGAACCCGGCAGGGTCTTCATACACCAGACGAAGAACAGCAAAGTCGCTGTCGGCCTCCATGGCTTTCCGCATAAAATCAGAGGCTACCTCCCCTGACGGTAGCTCAGCCGCGGTTTTTCTCATCACTTTAAGGATGGCCGCAGCTTCCATTAAAGAATCTGCCCCCAAAGTATCCGCGGTCTCGGTGTTAAAGCCGCCGGCGTAGTAGACCCGTGCAACCTTAGTAACGGCGGCGCTAACACCGTTCGCAAGGTCCAACGGAGTCCAGATATACGGAATGAAGGTATTGGCTGAAATTCCCCCCGGGGGGAAGGCGACCGCAGTGAACGTGCCTACGGCTGTGTCCCACGGAGTAGTGCGCGCTGCCCGTGCAACCGCGGCATCAACGCCGGTGCTAGATAAGCCGAACCCCTGTAATAGCTCTGCGACGCCCAGGGATAGCATGTTACTCACGCCCCGAATGAAGCCTCTGTCCCGTTGCGCAATAATTGCTTCTGGAGTGAGCTTGGGTAGCAGCATCCGCATCATAGTGTCTACCTGACCCTCAGCGGCCAGCACGGGGTCGATCTCGCCGCGCAGAATGGCGGCCTCCTCGACGTTTTCTGCCATGCGCTTGCGGGTGACACTGTCGAGCTCCAGAGCTCTCACTAGCCCAGGATGCTCTAGGGCCCGTGCGAGCTGGTCGTCGGTTAGATCGTCCACGGGGATTCGAGCTGCCCTGGGGAATACATCTGCGCCGTCCGCGCCATTGAAGACGGGCACACCACCCGACTTTTCGTAGACGTCCCTGACCATTTTAATGAGGGCGGCTCGGTTTGCGGGGATGTCCTCTGTCAACGTTAAATTCTGGAGGACAGCGAGCGAGCGCCGGTCTATCCTCGCTCCCCATTCCTCGGCCTTCGAGCCGACCAGAGGCCCGCCGAAGACGTTCCACTGCCGTGGTGGGACCGCGGGGGGCTGCTCCTTGAGCGGGCGGCCTAGAGGATCTGTAATTTCCTGACGCGGGCCTACTTCTTCGGGGGGGCTTTCCGCAGTGACGCCAAAATAAAACAGGCCGTCCGATGTAGTCGGCTCAGGCGGCTTAGTGCGGCGACCGGCAGCGGCCTCAAAATCAAACGAAGTGGCAGCGGGCTTTGGGGCGGGAGCAGAAGTGTCCGGCGTAAACACGGGGACGTCTTGCTGCTCATCCTTTTTTCCAGCGGCAGCGCCGTAATCAAATGTGTCAGTCATTCGTTAGCCCATCTCTGCAGCAGATCTTTTGTAGAAGCCCCAACTACACTGCCGCTCTGTAGCTCCTGGATAGCTGCAGCAAAGTTATCTTTTTCTGTATCTGCGCGATTAGTGCCTCTAAGGACGTACCTTATAAAAGCAGAGGGGTAGCCTGCATCGACAGCCATATTGTCCATCGCTACTTCTTTCGCTGCAGCTTCTCTAAGATCGGGGGGTGTTTTTACACCAAACTGCGCGGCAATGTTATTCAAGGTGTATTCTTTGTCGGCGTCGTCTAAGGCTTCCCGCGCTGCCTCAACCTCGTCAGTTGCCTTGCCAAACAGCAAGGCGACGGCGCGGTCATTGCGCGAACCCTCGCGAAGGGGGGCCTTATACGGATCAAACCCGTCGTCCAGCTCTGCTTGATCAATAGCAACTTGGTAATCGTATGTGTCACGCGCTCCTGTACCCAAATCAAATTTGTCTTCAGTCCTAACTTTTACAATCTGCTCGGCAACGGCCTTGCGAAGGTCGTCTGGGTTAACAGGGCGGCCTGCGTCAATAGCGGCTTGCCTTACAGCAGTTATTGCTTGGTTCAGTCTAGTGGCATGAGCGGTCGTAAAATTTGTAGCGTCGGCGCTGCTGTAACCCAGATATTTACGCATAACGGAAGAGGCCGTATCTTGGTCTTTTGTAAGAGCTGCAGCTTCAGCAGTTTTGGCAATCTCGGCTTTTTCCTTAAACGCGGCCCAATCCTCGCGGCCTAGATACTTCTTCAGTCCCCCACCCTCAATTAACTTCCGTGCCTCAATTGGATCTCTTTCAAACAAAACAGAAATTTGCGTAGATAGACCGGGTAAAGTAACTGCCGCGCCCCCATTATTTGTATGCGCGCTATCTTCAGCAGTCTCAGCGCGTGCTTCAGTAACAGCGCGTTGCCTCGCACCTGTAGCTATTGCAAGAGCTACTTGCGGGTTGCGCATAAAGTATTCTGGGTATTTTGCTAATACTTCAGGCGTCACTGTCCCAGCAGCAAGTTCAGCCATAAAAGCAGCCCCTTGCTCTCGGACAGTCTCATTAAGCGCCGCAGTTTTAGCCGAGGAAAACACGCTATACTCCGCAAGCAGGCGCGTCCGTTTGTTTACATCGGGCTCCGCGGCGATCGTACCATACAGCGCCGCCAGCGACGGCGGTTTGCCCGAGCTGGTGGCGCTGCGAAGAGTGGCGGAGAACTCCTGCTGAGCCTGTACCTTCTGCCTGAACGTAGCTACCTGCGCTTCAGCAGCAATACGGCCCGCAGTGTTGGCGCCTAGTTGGGGGTTGTCGTCAACGAAAGCTACGGCCCCCGCGAAGTCGTTCTTCGCCACTAGGCTATCGACAACCTGGCTGAGTCCGGCGGCCTGCTGCGCGGCAATCATGGTTTTAAGGACGCTGCTCTGCGCCACCTTATCCGGGTCGTCTCCTGAGTAGTTTATGAGGGATGGGTCGAGGCCCATGGATTGAGCCAAACCAATATCTGGGTCCAGCACAGTGCTTCTGACAACGCCCTCAAAAGCCACGACTTGGGACGGGTCTGCAGAAAGGGCTCCCGCAGCCGTGGCTAGCCGAGAAGCGGATACCTGCTTGTCTACAACGGCCTGGCCCGCCGCCGAGGCTGTGACAGCCCCGGCCGAGAACTGGCTCTGAGACAGGGCTGAGAAGGTTTCCGCAGCAGTATTACTAGCGGGAAGACGGAAGTCGTACTTGGCCTGCGCTTCGGCCACGAACTGGTTGAAGGCGGCCGGGGCCGCGTCCGCCGCGTCTAGCTGCTCTTGCCCGACAAGCGCGCCAATACGCGCGTTTTCTGAGAGTTGCTGCTGCTTGACCTCGGTCTCGAACTTAGTCAGTGACAGCTTATCTTCGCCCTCGGCAAATTCGGTCAGGCCCGTGGTGATGGCGCCGAGTCCAGCAGACGCCTCCTGCAGCGCGCGGCCCTGACCAGCGCCAAACACGTCGACGCCCGGATTCAGGTTCTGGAACGGCGTCGGAGTAAATTGTGACTGAACAGATCCTACTTCCTGTCCTCGCAGTGCCGGTGTGGGTATCCTGCTGGCCATTAGTCCCCCCATGCGTTTTTACCGGCGGTATAAACCGCACCCGCGCTGCTTAGTAGGCTGCCGGCCGCGGCCATACCGGGGCTCTGCTGCGACGCCTTGAGAGACGCCAGACCGGCTTCTGCCTGGAAGTTTACGCCCTGCACCTGAGCCGCCCGGACCTGCTGCGCGTACCGGTCCTTCAGTTTTAAGATATCGTACTCTCCCTCAGCGGCAATATCCGCCTGCAGCAGAGATCCAGTTGCATCGAGCGTATCGTCGACCAGCAAGCCGTTGGCAGCCAAGCGCGCTCGGGCGGCGGCTTTCGTCTGCGCGAGGCGCACGCGCTGCTCATCCGAGGCAATGTCGCCGTACTGCTGAAGACGCTCAGCGTTCTGATGAGCAATAATGGCATTATTGCGCGCCACCTGGGACTGGTAGTTCGCCTGCGCCTGGGCAGCCTGAGACTGCTGGTAAGTGCCAGCGGCCCCCGCAACAGCCGAGGCTATAGAGGCTACCGCTGCAATCGATGTCGCCGAGGACATGTCAATCACCCGTAACTAGAACAGTGTTCGTATTAGAGCGGGACATAAGGTTGTCCGCCTCCTCTGTCATGGCCTCTTCCGCGGCGTCGACTGATTGAGCGCTTGTCGCGAACGTCATACTGATATGGGTGTCGGTGTGGGATACAAACGCCTGTTTGCGCCCCGGACGTGCGGGAAGGACGGCGTGCCCCTCGATCTCAACAGAACCGGAGTCCCCTAGATAGACAGTCACGCAGCCGCTGATGGCGAGAAGCGTCGGAACTTTAACCAGAGCCCCCGTTAGAACATGGCCCGCGGGGAGCATTATAGTTCTACAGTACATGCCGCCGTGGATGACGTGGTGCGTTTCAACCGCGTATTGAGGGGCGGCCTTCACAAACTGCTCAAGGGCGCGCACCTTATTCAGGGCGGCGCTACTCATAGTGGGAATATTATCTAGGACAGGCTGCAGGCTACTCATCTGAAAACCTCCTGAAGAACACACGGTTGCTCTCTTCGTAGCCAGACCGCGGCGCAACTTCGGCAAGCCTACTCCCAGACGGGGCGCTAACCAACATACCAACTGCGCCCTTCTCAACCGCAAGTTTCTCAGCGGCGCGCAATAGGCGTAAGCCCGCGCCCGTGTGCCGGTGCTTAGATGCGACGAAGAAGCTCTCGGTGGCTGCCATAGGCAGGCTATATTTGGGGAGAACCGTGACGAGAACGCTAACAAAGCCCAGCAACTGATCGTCGTCAAAGGCAGCGAGTAGGGTGATGAGACCGCTCTCCTCCATCTTGTAATAAATATCCGCAGACAGCGTGACAGGCAGCCCCCCCAGCGCGCACTCCTCGGCGTACTCCTGCAGCAGAGCCGAAAAGTTTGGAGCTGAAGATAGCGCCTCGCAGGTTACAGCCCGGACTTCCATCAGTTACCGCCGACCACTACGTCCGGGATCAAAGCGAGCAGGTTCATCGGCAGCGGATCTCGCTGCTGCACGATGACATAGCCGTCCTTGTTCCAGCTCGGTGACATCGTCACGCCCTTGTCCCCCGTGACCCACGCGGGTGGCTGGCCGTACTGCGCCGACAGGCCGTACTTTATCTCGCGCATATGGTCCCGATCGGGTCCGTACCATCCGCCCAGTGTGGTCTCGAACCGCATAGTAAGGCGACCGATCTTCTTATCCCGGCCCTGGATGGTCTCCACAGCCTTGCCGTTGTCTACGCGGAGGGACTGCATCTCGGACGTATACGGCAGGCCCACATGCACCCTGCTGGCGGGGCTAGGGAGCGTCACGGAGCCGCTCGACACGGTCAGGGAGCGTACAACGTACCCGTTGGCCAGTGCGACCACCGACTGCCCCTCTAAGTGCCACATGCCGCCCACTGTGGTGACGGCCTTACGGACCACCCCAGCGGAGCTGTATACTTTGAAGGCGCTGCCATTAACATTGGCCCCGTTGTTCTGGAGCTGGAATGTGTGGGTGGTGGCACCGGCTACAGTATAGCCAGTACCCTCGATCTCGGTGTCGTATGACCAACCACGAGTAGCGGTGCTGTCTGCAACCTTAACGCCCGTTATGTCGACGACATCGCCGTTGCTAAACCCATGCGAGGCGGCGGTGACAACGACGGGGTTGGCGTTAGTAAAGCCCGTGATGGCTACGGGGGTGTCCAGCGTCAACCCGCTGTCTACGAAGTAGCTGTCCTGCACGTCGGATATATCGCGGGTCCGCATACGTTCAATGTACTTGACTGTCGCCCCTCCGACGACGCGGTCAATGACGCAGTAAGTGAAGTCGTCGTCGCCTTCACGAATAGCAGCGGCTGATTTGAAGTCGCCTTTGGTAGTATGCCTGTGCCAGCCAAACACGTTCTGCTCTCTGGAATACGTCATTCCAAGAAGGACGCCGTCGTCCCGAACACACCAGAGAAGGCTGTGCGGCGCTTGGGCGTAGGTCCAGTCAACGATGGTGTTGTTGTCAAAGAGGTGGCGGGCCAAGACAGACAGGTCGTTGCCCGTGTAGCTATCACTCTCGAACTTGTAGCCTAAATCGCGCACGGCCTGGCCGGGCTGCATATAGATGACGATATCGCCGGCGACAATGGGTGGAAGCTCAGTGGAGCCGTAGTATGACTGAGGCTTGATCTGGATGCCCGAAGGAGTGATGACGCCATCCACGCCTTGCACCAGCCACTCGCCACCGGACGTCAGAACCACAAGATCGGACAGGGAAACATAGTGGCGTATCTCGTTGACCTGCCTACTGGCCAGGGTCACCGTTATTGCGTCGTCGTCCCTCGTCGGGCTGGACACCGCGAGGTTTGTGAAGTGGGCAGTCTGCGTCATCCATACGCGCTGGGTATGGGTGTCGCTGTTTCCAAACAGCTTTCGCTGCTCATGGTAACCCACAGTAGACGGGTAGTTACCCGTCCCCACGAATGGGTTACGAGTGCGCGGAGGTGTGTCGTCAACTTCCGGGCCGATATTCTTATCGTCGAAGTCGGTGTTCTCAGTGCGGCCGACAAATCCAAACAGGCCGTTCTTCTCACGGTAGACGGTGTAGCTCTCTGCCCCGGATACGGCTGTCCACGCAACAGTGTTATCCGGCGTTGCATGGCCGTTTGTAATTTTAATAAACATAGGAAACACGGAGCCGCCTGACGAGTACGTCGTGTAGCTCGTCGTGTTAACCGCAGCGCCTGTGCTGTCTGTAAGCTCAAACGTGGTGCTTGCCTTGTTGGCTACCTTAAACACCTGACCGTTAGCTTCGGTCATACCCACTACGCCGCTGATATAAACGTCATCCCCATTCACAAGGCCGTGCGAACCTGAAGTTGTGACGACGCCGGGGTCTGCTTTTGTTATGGCGGTAATGCCGCTGCCTACCGCGGGGGCAGTTCCCCGCAGGCTTTCTTCCCCGCTATCGACGTTCGTTGCGGTGACGACGTAGCGCTCTGTCTCGGAGCCGGTGCTGTTTACCGTAACCCCTAAACCCGTAGGGAAAGCCTGCTCAGGCTTAAAATCTATTTCGGTAAGGGACCATGCATCGTGGTCCGTGCGGGCGATGTCTCGGGGGGCGTAGTTTGGATGCGTTACAGTTAGAACATCCGCGGACTGAACATACTGCAGACCAAAGATGTCCGCGGTCGCGTATGGCGTAGTTAGCTCGAACACCTCCTGCGCGGTTCCTGCAGATCCGTAGACCGTAAAAGCCCCGCTGTTTATGTTCGCCCCGGCGTAATCGGTTAACGCAAACGTGTGAGTAGTCGCGCTGGCAACTCTAAAGAACCTGCTGTTGAGCTCGGTCATACCCACTACGCCGGTGATGAATACGTCGTCGTCATTGCTAAAGCCGTGGCTGCTTGACGTGACCACAGCCGGGTTCGCTCTGGTGACAGCGGATATAACCTTCGCGCTACCTGTAAGCACCTGGCCGCCGTCCTTGTAGACGCGCATATACAGGTTGCCAAACTCAAGAATGTAGGTCTGGGTGGTGTTGAACTCAAATGGAATGAGCCGGACAGACGTAGACGGCGTTTTAGATGGGGCGACGTACTCCAGTCCGGGTCGGTTGGTCAGCCCGCCGTGTATCTGCACGAAGAAATTCTCAGCCTTGTAGACGGAGGTCTTGTACTTGTCGATGTCAACGCGGGCAGCAATAGCCTCGCTGACTTCTCCACCCGACAGATTAGACTGGCCGACCTTAGTCATTAAGCCCTCGCCCTGATCCAGTCCGCGTCAGGAATAGACGGCTCTATACCCTCGTTCGAGTCGCTCGCCCACGCGCTGTTGAGTACAGATCGAGCCTGCTGAAACAGGGAGTTGGCAAGGTCGGGATCCCCCGTCAGCGGCACAGCCATACGCGCGCCGAGAACGTAAGAGAACGCCATCACGAACTCAGGGTCGTAGTCGGCGGTGTCTTCAGCGAGAAATGTGTAGAATATCTGCGGCTGCTCTTCGTCCGTTAGAATAACGCGAGTGCTGCTAGCGTTCCGGGCTACCTCGAAGCGGATCTTCGGCTGGTCGTCCCCGAGGGAATTAACGATGCCGAGCATTTTGATACAGTCCGTGGGGTAGGTGTACATATACGACCAATTGCCCGGAGCCGTGCCGCTCAGAGCCGCGGGAGACGTGTACTTTGTGGCGAACACCCACGGGTGCTGGCGCAGCAGGGCGTCCCGCGTATCGTCGTAGAGCAAATTCACTTGCTCTGCCTCTGGCGTCGCCTCCGTGATATCGCTGATGTCGTAGCGATCGCCAACGTGCTGCAGCGCCATCTTGGCTATTTGGACCTTGCTCGCCATCGGATATTACTCCCAGGTGCCGGTTATGGTACAGCCTTGCGGCGCTTCGGCGCCACTTCTTCTTCCTCAAGAATAATAATGTCACGAGTGGGGAGGACGACGTCGTCCGGGATGTCGTACTCGACACCAGTGCGGTACCGGCGGTTGTTGTCGAAGAACTCTGCGCGGAAGATAACTCTAGGCATATGTGTCTCCTTAGAAAAATGGTGGGGGCCTACAAGCCCCCACCAAATCAGCTTGCTTAGTTAGTTGCGTCTGGATACGCGACCCAGCCCTTGGGATCGTATGTCAGATACGCATCGATCGTTCCGCCGGTGAGCGCAGCAGTGGCCGTCGTAGTGACGATACCGAGGTAACGCTCGTAGGTAGCGATTGGAAGCGCGATCATAATCTGCTGAGAATTAGCAGTCAGACCAGACAGGGCGATAGCCGCCGTCGAGAAGTGCGTAGTTTGCGTGCCGTCGACCGCGATGGCAGCCTGGGCGTCTGACGCAAGGGTGAACACAACAGTGGCAGATCCGCCCGACGTCACAGCAGCGTTGACCCGAAGCACGAGGTAGATGGGTTGTCCGTTGCCTACATCAGAGGTCACAGAACCAAGGTCAATAACGTCGCCGATGAGGTCGCTGTTAGTGCCCGAGGTGTCGAGAGCGGTGGCGTCCGCAAATTCAAGCCGTTCGTCCATAATCATGGCGTAAGTCCTTTCTTTATGGAGCGGTTAAGAAACAGTCGCTTCGTTGCCACGAAGGGCATCGCAGCGACGGATCGGGATACCACCCCACGAGGTCTGCATCGTACCACCAACCAAGTCGACACTAAGGGTCGATGAGCTGACAGCGGATGAGGTCTGCCGGCGAAGCATGGACAGGATGGATTTGTCCATGTACCAAGCGCATCGACCAGCCGAAGTGTTAGGCAGCTCGGTCCACGCCTGGTGCATCAGGTCGTTGATGATGGCCCCGCTCGCCGCGTTGTACGTCAGAGCAGAGCGGTCAATGTTGGCAATACGAACAGCGTAACGCCAATCGCGAACCGACAGGCCCACATCCCAGCGATAGTGGGTGCGATACGCCTGCATCCGGCCATTAGCGCCGTCAGCGTTCTCAAGGGTGACTTCACCCAGATCGCGCTGCTGAACACCCGCCATAGAGCCTTTGGGGATAATACCGTGGCAGGTATTGGGGCCCCAACAGATCAACCAGATCGAGGCGTTGTCCGAACCCGACCCACCGCCGGCAATGATGTTGTCACCATTTTCAGCAGAGAGCGAGTTGTACCGGGCCGAGAGGCCGGTGAACTCTTCCGGGGCAGTGCTTTCATCGCCATAGAACAGCGTCGACGCAAACTCCTGGTTCATGCCTTCGATGTGCGGACGATCTTCCTGCAGACGGAACGAGGCAGGGTTTCCGGCCATGTCAACAAGGGCCTTATCGACTTCGGAATAATCCTCCATCATACCAGTGTTATCGGTGACCTGGACCGCACGGCTCTTCGTCGGCTGGACGCCGCCGTAGAGTTTCCGCCACGTCGGCGTAGGCAGACCAGAGCGGATCGAAGTCCGGTGGCCCGTAGTGAGGTTGCCCTCAAGGAACGTCATGTCCAGGAGGATTTCGTTGGTGGCGTTGAGAATTTCAACAACATCAGCAATCGACCCGTCGGGATCGGTGACCTTCGCGAGGTCAGCGAGCGTCGGGTTAGTCACGCTGAGAGTAGCCATGGTTATAACTCCTTAATTGGCTGCGAACATAGTTGGGTACATCCTCTCCAAGCTATCTCGGCCTTCGATTTTGGTGTCTCCGGTGACGAGGTCGCTCTCAGAAATTGCGCGCCCAACACGATAGAAGAGGCGGATAACCTCCGGGTGGCTCCCCAGACCAAGCCCTTCCGGGTTAGTGTCTGAGGGGGCGTCGATCAGTTTGGCCAGTTGTGGACTACCGAAAGTATCGATCGCCCGCTTCGCCAGCCCAAGGTTCTCGTCGAGGGACTCCCCGCCAAGCTCCTTGTCAGCTTTTGTTTCGTCAGCCCAGTGACTGATCCGCTCACTAAACTGCGCTGACATCTCCTGCATTGCCGAGGCACTGCGCTTGATGTCGTACTCTACAAGCTGCTGAAATTGATTCTGAGTAAGGCCCAGCTCCTTGGCAGTCTCGCCAAAGACCTCGATCTTACTGGGATCGATCTCAGCACCTTCCGGTGACTTGAACTCGTACTTTTCAGGTACGGCGTCACCGTCGGCTCCTTCGCCCTCGTCACCCGACAGCAGGGTCTTGGATTTCTCTTCGCTGGCGCCTTCTTCAGGCTGCTCGGCGATTGTCTCGTCTGTTGTCTCGTCGGCAGTGACCTCCTCGGCCACTACCTCCTCAGCTACTTCTTCGTCTGCCATGTTCTCCTCCATTGGCTAGTCTAAACCCCGGCTGGGGCGGGTATGTGTGCGTTGGGTCAACCATCGAAATGGTTCTCCTCAAGCATCTTCATATACGCCGTCGAGTTGAGGTCTCTGAGCTGCTCGTGCAGCCGCAATCCCACAGACCGGGCGCCCTCGTTAAACGCAGTGGAGTCGAAGCTCCCCGGCACAAAGCTGGGAGAGTTGGCGTGGCTGTGCCCATATATCAATGCGTAGAGCCACCGCCGCCCGCGGGGTGCAGAAACAATGAACTCGATATCCTTCTGCAGGTCATCGTCCACGCGCTGAGCCTTGGCCACTTGTTCCGGGTCGCTGGCGTCATACGTCATACGGAAGCCCCCGGCCCCTGCCCGCCAAGGCCGCCTAGCAGGTTGGTCAGCGCGTTGGGGTTCTGGGTATCCGTCTCGCTCAGTACCTTGGCGCTCTGTGCCAGCTTGCCGGCCTCTTCGCGCTGGTGGACCGCCTGCTCAGCCTCAGCCTTAGCCTTACGCTTGGTAGCGACAGCAGCGCTTGAGATGATGACGTCCGGGCTGGTCCCGAGGATGTCGGAATACTGCCGGAGGGCCTCGTCGGCGTCGACGCCGTCCACGATCTCCGGGAACATGGCGGACATATTGCCCGCGAACCCGAGCACGCGCTCAAGGCTGGACGCGGCGACAGCCTGCTGGGCCTGTGCAAGCAGGGAAACGTACTCCACTTCCAGGTCTTCGCCTTCGAGAGCGTCCGGTATAGGGGGGAGGAGACCACCCTCCAGGGCGTACTCAAACACGTCGTCCAACAGGGGGTCCAACAGTTCGACATTGATCCGTTGGAGCACAGGCCCGAGCAGCACTAGTTTCTCTGAGTGGCGTTCAACCACCTCGGTAGCCGTCATCTGACGGCGATCCGAGTTGATCATCATAGCGAATAGGTCGGCGTAGAAGCCGCGCTGCACGCGGTTCTGAACCTCCTGGATGTCCATCATAAGCTCATTGATGCGCGGCTGGACTTGGTACGCCGGGGCAAAGCCCTGCGCGCCCTGCAGAGGGTCGACGTATGTCGTCTGCCCAGGCAGCACCGTCGACGGCTTACCCTTCAGGCTGGTCGGTGCGACCATCGGGGGGTTGACCATTTTGTCGATGGCCTGGGCCTTGCGCTTCTGCTGGTGCTGGAGCTGCTTGATGTCGCCGAGGTTGTCCATTCCGGGGGATCTGCCGTAGACCTCACCGCTGAGGACGTCCCAGCGGGGCACATAGGCGGGGAACTTGTTGTATCCGCTCTCCATGAGGAAGGCGTCGCTCTCGGACGACAGCTCGAAGTAGCAACTCTTGAACGGCATGTTCTTGCCGTCCTTCTTGTCATACTCGCGATCGGCCATGAGGCGAGGCTCGATGACGTGGACGATCTCGACCCGAGCGTCGTAGTTGCCGTTGTCCCACAGCTTCTTCGTCGCCTTGCTGGCCCCGCTCCAGTCCATAGACCCGGAGACTTTGTGGACGAACTTCTGCACGATCTGTCCGACAGTCATCGTGAAGTGGCGCCCAAGAGTGTCCACAACACCAAGATCGTTCTCGGCGATGACGTACTCTCCGGCAGTGAACGGGCGGAACCGGATCACACTCTCGAACGACGGCTGCCGGTACAGAGGAGCAGTGCCGAACGAACCGAGTTCTGTGTAGACCGTATGGATCGAGTTGTAGAAGTTAGACTTGTGCAGGATTGCGCGCTCAATCTTCTCCACCTGAGCCAGCCACGCCCTGACCTCGCCGTCGTCCATCAGATCATCGCGCACCTTGCGCCGGTGCCACGGCCGTGCCGGCGACGTCATACCCGACATCAGACCAGCAGCCATCGTCCGCAGCGCCTGCGTACCAGTGCTGTCGATAATCTTGGTCGTGCGCTTTCGGCCCTTGCTATTCTGGCTCTCGGTAAGATAGCGGCCGCGCCGCGGGGCGATGTAGTCCGTGATCTCCATCCAATGAGAGCGCCACGAGGAGCGGTCGCCCTCAAGCTGAGTATAGCGGCGGTACAGCGCGGACTTCTTACCGCGCAGCGGGACGGTCGTGTAGGTGTTGTCGATGCTGGGTAATGGCATCGCTAGGCCTGCATGGTTGGGTACATACGCGCAGCAGCGCCGGAGGATTGATCTCCGTCTTCCATGAACTCCATATCCGTGATCTCCAGCGTGGCAGACGTCCCGTCCTGGCTCTCCACAACGGAGGCCACGCGAACCTTGCAGTGGATCTCGCGCTCGCCGCCCACCTCGCCCACGTCGCCCAGCTTCTTGAGCTGGTCCTGGTCAAGGTACAGCGTGGGGAGGCGCTCCTCCTCCTCGCCCATCAGAGTTCCGCCCATATCCTGCCTCATGATCAGTTGCCCAACAGGGTTTTGTTAGCCGTCTGAGCAGCGTCCAGCGGGGAGCTGCCTGTCTTAACGGTGCCGGCCATACCGCGCTGCAGCTTCAGGCGGCGCTTCTCATCATCACGCGCCTTGACGACGGCGGGGTCGGCCTTTGTAGGCGGCGGCGGCAGCGGAGCGGGCGGCGGCGGCGGGGACGGCTGGCTGCCTCCAAAACCGGGCAGTGTGAAGAGGCGCTTGAGCTTCATGGTCAGACCCTTCCCGGTCAGGGAGTTGTGCAGTTGGTTTGGGGTTATGGCCCACGATCGAATGGCGGCTACAACTTTAACGTGACCCACACAGTTGTTCAGGATAACTGGAGACAGGACCGGAGCTTTGCCGCGAGAGATTGGGACCACGGTGTAGCCCTGCCGTTGGTAGTGCTCCGACAGGTCGTAGTCCGCCAAAGCCTCGGTGCGGATTAGCGGGGTGCCCTGGTGCCAGTTGTAGCTGAACCACGCATTGCGCTCGGTGTCCTTCACGGCGCACCAGACGTGCCGCCGCTCGCGGTTGAGCAGCCACGCTAGGGGGTGCTCATTTTCTACACCAAATATAACAAGGCAATCCACCATGGCTTGACATACTAGATGATGTGTGGGGCGCGTGTAAACACGCAAGATGTTGCGTCAGAGGGGCTCATATTCAGACGCCGTGTGGTGCTGCGTCCCGGCGAATCCGATCCTCGATGGGTAGACCGGCAGGACGTAGGTCAGTGCCAGAGCGTCGGCCAGATCAGGCGACGACACGCCGCGGCTCTTCGCGGCCTCCTTGCTCTCCAGCTTGATCTCGTTTTTCAGAGTGTAGCCGTACTCAATGCCCGTCAGATCCGTGATCAGGTCGGGGTTGTCGGGTAGCCTGATGCCGTCGATGATCGCCTGCTTCAGGTTGCCCCACATCTGCGCTCGCAGGTTCGCGTACCCTCTCTGCGTCGCCTTGCTGCCAAAGTTTATCTCGACGACGTCCAGGCCGAGCTGTCTACATCGATCGACAACACCGCCGCCCACCCCGCCGCCGTCGATGAACACGGTGTCGGGGTTCTTAGCCCTCGCGATCTCGACGACGCGGGCAGACAACTCCATCGTGTCCATGCCGCGGAACGTATGCCACCCTTGGCTCTCCGCGTCCCGGCCTTGCCGCAGGCAGATCACAGACTGGTCGTCGCCGAACCGCGCGACGTCGACACCCATGACCAGCGGGTCGTGCGGCTGCACGGCAGCCGTCAGTCCGACGCAGGCGCGGGCAGCCTCGCTCGGGATGAACTGCAGCTCGCCGGCGGACGGGAACTGCCCCAGAACCCGGACCTTCACGAAGTCACTGTCAATTCCGTAGTCGGCGATCCACGTCTTGAACAGGCGCTTGTTTGTGATCTTGACATCTCTGCTGTCAATGTGGCGACGGATGTAGCGATGCCTGAACCGCCCAGCCATATTCTCGTAGAAGCGCCCGGTGTTTCGCGTCGGGTTGCCGAAATCGAAGGTCATTGGACTTCCGTCGGTTAGCCCACCCTCTCGAACCTCGAAGACCTTGTCGGGCACCGCTGACGCCTCGTCGAAAATATAAAACGGCGTAGCAGACGCAGCGTGCAGTCCCGCGAACGCCTCGCTGTTTTCCTCCCTACAGGTCTGAGCATCAACTCGCCACGTCTCTCGGTGGTCGTTGTGGTACATGTTCATCGAGCCAGCGCCCCCCGCGTTGACCGTCCACCAGTGCTTCGTGATACCGAGCTCGTGCCACTTGGACAGTTCCGAGACCGTCTTGGTGCGGAGCTGCGTGTTAGTGTTAGCCGTCACGATCCCCTTAGAGAACGGCCGGGTGTCCATGATCCAGCGGATCAGCCACGCAGTCAGGGCGGACTTACCGATGCCGTGGCCGCTCGCCGTGCTGAACTGAATGGGGTCGACCGCGGTGTGGCCGTCGAAGCGTCTCTTTTTGACCTCGTCGCCAACCTCGTTTAGGAAGTCGCGCGCCCAGTCGTCGGGGCCCGCAAAACCCTCGAGCTGCCCACTTCCCCATGGGTAGCTGAATAGGACGTGGCCCAGGGGGTCGGCGTAGTACTCGGAGACCTGCTCCGCAAGATCGACGTCGATCGTCACAGTGGCTCGTATTCCGACATCGTGTGAGCGACGGGGGCGTCCGGCGGTCGGCACTGTCCCGCTGGATGGTGCGGGTCAGCCGACGTCGACACCTCTTTCGCGCCGCACGTCCGGCAGATGCGCATCGACCCACTCCCCGGCATCGGCGGCCCCCAATCATGCGCCCGCGGAGCCGAGTTAGGGTGAGCCGCTCGCGCTAGAGCGGCGGTCATTTCTTGGAAGGCTTCGGCTTCGGCATAGGCTTCGTCTTTTTTCCGTAGGCCATCATCAGTCTCCATTCACTACGCGGAGACGAGCGACGCGATCACGTCCCTCGTGCAGCCGCTCGGTCATCGCAGTTACGTCAATATTGCGGTTCTCGTTGACGTTCTCGTTGGGCAGCACCTTCGCAAGCAGCGTGACAAACGTGCGCGGCTCGTCCGCCGCCAGCATCGTCAGATAATCAGCTCCGCCAGCGCGCTCGAACGCCTCAAGGATCGCAGACTTCATGTCATGCGTGGTGCGGTTCGGCGTGCCTTTCTTCCGGCCGCCGAACTTTTTGCCAGTTGTGTTAGCCATAACTAAATCACCCTAATTCAGTTTCCGAGACTAGCCCTGCCAAACGCAGAAGGTCAAGCACCGTATCCTCTTCCATGACGTAGAGCCGCCGGTTGCGGTCTTCCCTCACCACTATCATATCGCTGCCTCCGCCCTGATCCAGAGCGTCGTACAGAAATTTGAAGCCGCTCTTCTTGCGCTTGGCTTCGATGATGTATCTGCCGGCCAGCTTGACGTCGCCCTCGAACGCCTCGCCAAGCCTCGCATATGCTCCGCTCGCGAATACGCGCCGAGCTTCGACGCCGTTCTCCGTCCAGAAGTCCGCCGTCTCTTTCTCTAGCTCATAACCCCGAGCCTTGTTTCTATTCGCCATCAACGTGACTCCATGTAGCACCGGATAAAATCGAGCTGAGGTTTGATTTGGTGGTGGAATACCTGTCCATAATATCGACATAACGGCAGCCGCTGCTGCGCATCTCTCTGATGCCTCGAATGTCGTCTTCCGTAAACTTTTTATTACCCTTGTGGTGGTTGCCGTGGCGTATTTTATCTGCCGTATTCTCCGCCGCAGTTGCCCACCTCAAATTACTAACGTGGTTATTTCTTGGGTTGCCGTCCCAATGTGCCACTTGATTTTTGTCTGGCGGGCACGGCCCCAAGAATGCAATCGCGACCATTCGGTGAGCAGATGTGTGTATAATCTCTCCATCACAACGGATTTTGAGCGCTCTGTAGCCGGCCTTGGTGTGGTAGCCCTTTAACAACCGGCCCACCACCAAATTATTTTTGTTCCGCAACAGCCGCACCTGCCCCTCATTTGAAACTTCGTAGTCCGCAATGAAAGAGCGTCGCCATTCAACCATTTTTGGTAGTCCTCCCCTAACCCGTACGGGTCGGCCAGCACCATGCTGGGCCGCCCCCGTAGGGGGTGGATGTTGTTGGATACGAATAGCTCTTTAGTTTCAACGGCTTAACCCCTATCCAACACTATCCAACACGCTATCCAACATGTTGGATATAAGTCGTTGATATATATAGATAACCCATGTTGGATGCATATGCATCCAACACGATTTTTGTCAGTTCTTGTTGGATAGCCCCAAAATGGGCAAAAACGGCAGAAACGCTCGGAGCGAGCACCTCATCTCTGACACTAAACACGAGCCACCGCCAACGCCCAAGACTTACCCTTCTTAGTAGTGCGGACAACGCCCAGCTCGCTCGATACGGGTACGTCGAACAGCTCCCTGATCCTGTCATATCTGGCAGCAGTGACGTCGCCATCTGTCAGCGGCCACCCCAATATCCCCTTGCCGTGGACGTCCTTGATCGTGTGCGTGCCCCCGCCCATCGTCTGGCATATCTGATAGGCCAGCTCCCCGGCCAGATATGCGTCGTCGCCGGAATGCTGCAAGACATTCTCAGC